CGTGGATCGCTTGAAGCGCCTGCTTTTGAGATTGATTGGGATTTGGATTGTGAGCAACCGAAGGGGCTGCAGACAAAATATTTCCCAACGCAGTAGGGTCAGAGGTGTTACGTGTCATAGGCACACCCGTGCCAATAACCTCTAACCAAGTGAAGATTTCAAAATCGATCGTCTCTCCAGGCTCACCCCCCATGACACCAACGAAATAGGTAATCTTAGGGAGAGTAGAGCCAGCTACAGGATTATCCCCACCTGCCTCAATTGCATTCCGCAACGAGGTATACTGAATATCATCCGGTCGAACAGGGATGTAATTCTGATAAACAGGGGGTCCTTTCTGGACGGTAGACACTGTGGTAGTGTTGAGAGCACGCACAATGTTCGGAGTGGCATCGTCTATTGTAGACAAATTGCCGGGGGAGCGCCACATAACCCAGACGCCCTTCGCTTTAAGAGGGTCACCTATGTAACGGCACACAACAGCCGAAGCAACCAATCGGACTTGCCGATCTGTAAGGGACAGATCATCGCGAATAAACGCGGTGTGGTTGTAAATACTGTTGTTGCCTGCATTGCCAACTTTTTCAGGCGGAGCACCTCCGGAGAAGTGCGTAAATCCTGCACCAAAGTCAGTAAAGTCATAGGCGGCCGTCGAATAGTGCACTGAAGACCTTCCCACACCTCCGTAGGAGTAATTTAAATCACTAATCGCCATCATCCAAGGAGCCACTGATACCATTCCAACGCCCTGGGTGCCAATATAAAAGGTTCCGGAAGCTTTACTCAAAAACTTCTGAGACGGAATTGCCAAAATATCGGGCACACAAGGCGCCTCAGGCATAGCAGCAAAAGGATTATACAGCGCAAGCTGATACAATTTACCACAACGAGTTGGGAGAGGACCTCCAGTCCTACCTTTCTCCGATTTGAATTGCAGCATCGCTCTTTGAGCAAGGCCGCGCTTAGCCATAACAAGCTCCTCTTTCGTAGCTCGCATGGTTTCGCCATTCACTTGTTTCTTTCCACGAACACTCTTTCTCTTGCCTTTTGCAGGTCTTTTCCCCTGCTTGGCTTTAGCGTCCATGTTAATTTCAGTTCCACCCACTGTGGTACAAACTTAACTACATACTAATCTTTTTGTATTTATTTCTTCAAGTATCACCATTACCTTACTAGTTTGCACCCTCCGCGAGTTGTTGCTCGCGGAGCCACCGCACAATTTCATCGAGCTTCTCAGGTTGAAGCCCGCGCAACTCATATTTCAATGCCTCCAACCGCTCCAAAGACACAAAATCTTGCGTAGGTAACGCGAGGAAACGGTAAACAGTCTTAGCCCAATTAAGGGGTTCGACACGCTCCTCATAGAATCTATGCGAACAGAACTCGGGATACGTAAGCAGCTCATACTGCTTCAACGGATGTCCCATTTCCCGATAGAAACTAGGAGCGGTAGGAATTGGCTCCTCCACGCAATCGTCACCCATGGCAAGTGCCCAAGAGGCTCCTGCCAAGTACGATAATGCCACGCGGAGGCGTGAATTGGTTGATGAAGTATTATATGAACCCGACTTTTGCAAACCCGGAAAGGCTTGCGCAATGAGTTGGCCATCAGAGGTGCAGAAAACCGCACGAGACATGGCATGGAATCGATTTCTCAACATCCTAGCCATGACTGGGTGGTTTCCTGCGAGTTCAGCACGGATTTCAGCATCGTACTGCAACTCCCAATCCTTGACGGACCAATCCCAACCTTGCACATCTCCACTAGCCTTTGCCCCCACTTGGTCAAAGCGGGCACGCAACAAACTGAGATTGCAATCATCGAGTCCCAAACCCGGGCAAGAAGGCAACTCATG